AAGGACAGGTGCAAGCATCTGATGGTATTGGTGCTACTGAAAGAGCAGTATTCCAATCATCTGTAGTAACTGAAGAAATGTTTAGACGATTTGATAAGTTAGTTGAAAGAGAGTTTAACGGATTATTAGATGTAGCTAAAGTTGCATGGAAAGATGGACTTAAGACTCAATATATAACAAGTGACTTTAGACAAGCAGTATTAGATATAGATCCTGGAATGTTCCAAGAAGCTGAATTTGGAGTATTTGTTAAGAACAACTCAATAGAAGCAGACAAACTAAGAGCATTAAAACAACTAACATTATCATTTGCACAGAATGGTAGTAGTCCAGTTACTATAGCAGAAATATTAGAAGGTAATAACTTTAGTAAGATTAAAGAAAAACTAGCAGAGGTAGATGCTAAAGAAAAAGAGCTACAAGCAGCACAAGCACAACAGCAACAACAGATGGCTCAAATGCAACAACAAGCACAGTTAGCTGATAAACAAGCAGATAGACAGTTTACAGCTGAACAAAATCAACTAGACAGAGATGCAAAAATGGACATTGAAGAAATGAAAGTAGCATCTAAAGTTGTAGATCAAGATATGAACAACAACGGAATTAATGACGCAGTTGATTTAGAACGTGTGCGATTAGAAAGAGAAAAGCTTGATTTAAAAAGAAAAGAGCTAAATGATAAAAAAGAAATTGCTAATAAACAAATAGAAGCCCAAAAGGGTAAAAAATAATAAAAAATGTCTATATAAAGGTGTTTATGTAGACAAAGATAAACATAAAAAACTAGTATAATTTAATTAATTTTGTAACAATGAGTAAAGAAGAAAACTTAGATTTATCTAAGGTGACTGTAAGTCAACTATTAGATGATCAACAAATTCCGGAGTCTACAGATCCGAAACAAGAAGAAAAACCTGTAGAAAACACTACTGAAGAGGTAGTAGAAGAGACTCAAGAGGAGTCGGTTCCTGAACAAGAAACTACAGATGAAGAAACTGTGGAGGAAGTAAAGGAAGAACAAACAGAAGAAGCGGAACAACCCGTGGCTGAGAACACTGAGTCTGATGAGACAGATTCAGAGCCTTCAATAGTATCAACCTTAATAGAAAGATTAGGGTATGATATACAAGGAGAGTTTAGTGATGATTACGATGGTATTGTCGGAGTTACTAAGGAAGCAGCTACAAAGATGGCAGAAGAACAGTTTCAACAAGTATTTTCAGCATTCCCAGATATACAAGAATACCTTAATTATAGAGTGTCAGGAGGAGATCCTGATAAATACTTTGAGGTAGCAGCAAAAGAGATTGATTTCTCTAAGCTGGAAGTCAATGAAAAGGATGTCGGAATGCAAAGAAAGATCTTAGAAACGTTTCTAACTTCTCAAGGATATGAACCAGAAGAAGTAACAGATACAATTCAAGATTATGAAGATGCTAAGATTCTGTATAAGAATGCTGGTAGAGCAGTAAAGAAACTAGCAGTTGCACAAGCAAATGCAAAAGAAACTTTACTAAAACAGCAGCAAGAAGAAGCAAAAGTTGTAGCTCAGCAAACCAAAGAAACTTGGAATAATATTAACCAAATTGTTAATAGAGGAAAGTTGAAAGACTTTACTATTCCAGAGGCAGACAAGAAGAAGTTCTATAATTGGATGTCGGTCCCAGTTGATCAACAAGGAAGAAGTCAACGAATTATAGACAGAGAGAAGCTAGATCAAGAGTCCATACTTGCTATGGAATACCTTATGTATAAGGGACTTGATTTGTCGAAGTTAATCAACACCAAAGCAACTACAAGGCAGGCAGTGAATTTAAAAGCAAAATTAAAAGCTAATTCACAAACTGCATCCAGAAGAATGAAGGGTAACAAAGGAGGGTATAATAAAACTAGTAAAAGACCGAATATCCCATCTTTAGATAAGTTATTAGGATAAGTTTAATTTTTAATTTTAATTTAATTTTTTTATCATGGCAGCAGATAATTTAAAAAAGCTTCGTTTATACGAAGACATTTTCAACGCTGAGGGTATGACTGATGAGAACTCATTAGCGAACGCCCTTTTAACTCAGCCTGATGTACTGTCACCGGTAATAACTCATCTAGCAGGAAGAGAAGATAAGAGATTTCCTCTATCTTTCCTAACTGAAGGACAGGGAGCTATCAAGTACATCAACGACATTGAGTATGATTATCCAGTAATGGGTAGAATTAACAAAACTGTAGAATCAAGCTCATTAGTGAGTGGTTCTGGAGTTAACTTCACTAGATTCAAAGTAAAGTTCAATGAAAAATGGTTCATTAAGCAATACATTATTGAAAGTGAAGAAGGAATCCAAGCAAGAGTAATGACTGATCCTGTCGAATCAGACGGAGGTTGGGTATATACTTTACAATTAGTTACTGCAGATGCAGCTGACTCTGTTAGCAGCGGAAACTGTGCAGGAAAGAAATGGGTACAATTATTTGCACCTACTGCAATTTCTGGATCAGTTGGTAACGAAAGTAATTGGGTTGCTCCATCTAAAATGAGAAACCAAATCTCTTTAATCAGAAAATCTTACCGATATGAAGGTAATATGCCTGACAAAGTGGTTAACTTCGAGTTTAATGTAGATGGCAGAAAAACAAATCTATGGTATGACTTTGAAGAGTATCAGCACATGCTGAGATGGAAAGAAGAAACAGAGTATGCTCTGTGGTATTCTAAGTACAACAGATCTTCAGATGGTACTATTAATTTGAAGGATGACAATAACAAGCCTATTCCAATCGGAGCAGGAGTTATTGAGCAAATTCCTAACGTTGATACGTATTCTTCATTAACAACTAACAAGATCAAGTCTGTAGTAAGAGACGCATTATATGGTGCTTCTGATGCTCAGCAAATGAACATTGTGTTGTTTACAGGAATCGGTGGTATGGAAGAATTTGATAACGCTATGAAGAGCGAGATCAGTTCTGGTACTTACATCAAAAACACAGATCCATCTAACTTTATTTCTGGTAGTGGTTCTAACCTACAATTAGGAGGTTATTTCACTTCTTACCAGCATATTGATGGTCACGTGATTACAGTAAGACACTTACCATTATTCGACCACGGTGCGAGATCACTAAACAGTCCAAAACATCCTGTTTCTGGTTTACCACTAGAATCTTATAGAATGTTATTCCTTGATATGTCTACATATGATGGAGAAACTAACGTTCAAATGGTTTCTAGAAAAGGTAGAGAACTAGTAAGATGGGCAGTAGCTGGTGCTTCTGTTCCTCCAGGATTTAGCGGTGGTAACTCACTAAGAGCAAACGATGTAGACGGTGCATCAGTTCACTTCATGAAAGAAACTGGTATTGCAATCAGAAGAGCTACAAATTGTTTACACTTAGAGTGTGTGAAATCATAAATTTCTTTTCAGAAGAGAGGGGACCAACGTCCCCTTTTCTTTCTGAATTTAACCTTTAATAATTTTAACATGAAACAAGTAATAATTAAACGTAGACCTAATGCTACTAACTTACCTGATGAAATATACAGTGAAGCAAAGAGAAAAATAGGTTCTACATTTTCTATGAATGGAGATACCAATACAGGGTTATCATTCGGAGAACAAAAAAAATACCTACCAGGTGTCATAGGGATAGATCCTTCTGACGTTAACTTTCAAAGAGAAGTTAAAAAGTATTTTCAAGATATGTCAATAACAATTGAGAATACGGGTACTAAATTAGAAGTGGGTATAGATTCTAACGGAGATCCAGTTAATTTACTAGACTTTATTAGATATAAGTTTGCTTTAGCACATCCATATGTAGCAAAAGATGAACAAGAGTTATATTCTAATAAAAAGTATAAGTATTTTATCTACGATACTGCAATTGAAAAAGCTAAGCAAGCTGCAGGAGTTAAAAGTAGAAAAGATGCATATAAAGAGTTTATTAAATTATCTGCAGATTCTGCTAAAGTTAATCAAATGTTGTTAGTCTATGGATATAATCCTAAATCTATGGATGAAACACAAAAAGAGATTACTTTAGAAGGAGAGTTAGACTCAAATCCATCTGAATTTTTAATGTATGCCCAAGATAAGAATATTGAATACCAGGCGTTTATCGAAGAGTGTTTAACAAACGATGTATTACGTAGGGTAGGCAATAGTTATTTGAATGGTGACGAAGTGATTGGAGATAGTCTAGAAGCAGCAGTTTTATATCTAAAAGATAAAAAGAACTCTGAAGTATATACTACTTTAAAAGCTCGTCTAAAAACATTTAGTGAATGACAGTATTAGAAATGCATCATGCGGTAGAACAGGGTCTGCAAAAAGTAGCCTCTAACTCATTCGACACATTTTTGCCGGAGGAGATAGATTTTGCTTTGAATAAAATGCAAGAAAGATTTGTAAAACAAAGATTCTTTTTTGCATCAGATCCTAAAAGACAGGGTCTTCATGGATCTCAAAAAAGAGTAGATGATTTAAGAATTCTTACAGAACTAGATTATTTAGATACTGTAATAACTCCAAATCCTGCTACAGATCATGAAGACTTTGATCTACCTACTGATTATATGTTTCTAATTAATAGCAGAGTAAATATACTTTATGATGACTGTAAAGTAGATCCTGAACTTGTATCTAATGGTAATTTTGATACTAATTCTAATTGGATATTAGGAGATGGAACAGATGATAGATGGACAATAAGTAACGGACTTCTATCACATGCATCTGGATCAGACGCTAGTTACCAAGAAGCAGCTACCCAAGTATTAGAAGAAGTAAGAAGAGGTGAAACTTATCTTGTAACTTTTCTTTTACAAAGACCTGGTGTTCCTGCTGGTTATGCTGGTAGTTTTACAGTTTCTATTGGAGATCCTGTAACAGGAGGCATGAATACATCACTTACATTCCAGTATGATGCTTCTGCGGTTGCAGCTGGAAATGCTACTATCTATCAAAGTACATCTGAAGATAGTTCTGGTAATAATACCATTGAAAAACAATTAGAGTTACAAGCATTAAGTGATCAAGCAGCAATAACTTTTACTCCTAGTCAAGATTTTACTGGAGTAATAGATAAAGTATCTGTAAAGAGGATAAAAGAGATTCCACTTAGAATAGTAGAACCTGATGATGCTTACAATATTTTAGGTAACCCTTTTGCTACAGCTACAGACCAAAGTGCATTTGGTATTATAAATGGCACATCAATTAAGGTCTTTAGAAATACAAAAAACAACAAAAGTTATCTATTAAAAAGCTTGAGAGCAGATTACATTAGGATTCCTGTAGAAATCTCTCTATCTTCGAATGTAGATTGTGAACTAGCAGATCATACTCATCAAGAAATAGTAGACCTTACGGTCAAACACTTACTAGAAGCCACAGAGTCACAGAGATACCAAACGAACACAGTAGAGAGTTCACAAACTGAATAATTAATTTTTTAATTTCTAAATTTAATATTATGGCAAATCTTAAAAAAGAAGTGTTGATCGTAAACAGCGATACTGCTGCATCATCTGCATTTGAAGCTGCTAAGTTCGGCTTTGTAGAAAACGGATCATCTTTCTCTGCTTTAGATAGTGGAGCAATTGATCTATCAGGCGGTGAAGAAGATGTATCATTATTTTTCGGTTCAAAACTTGTAGGTCCTATTAGTGAAGGGGACGTAAAAAAGACAACAGTAATAGCATATTCTGCTGGTACTGCACAAGTGTCTAAAGCACTAGTTGCGTTAGAGAGTGACAACTCTGCTTACGTAAAAATTATTAATACAACTAAAGGTACAATGAACCTTCCAGTTATGACTTTTGAAGCAGTAGGTGCAGCAAGTGCTGAAGCAGCTGCAGACGCTATCAAAGCTCTAATGGATGTCGAATTTGCTAAGCCTCACTCTCCATTCTTTGGATTCAGTGCAGCGGATGTAGGATCTGACGCAGGAATTAACATTACTGCTCCAGTAGATTCTCATTTTAGATTAGCAATGAATGACGCAGGTACTATTACTTACACAACTGCAGCAGTTCCATCATTTGGTACTGAAGCTAAAGTAAAAGTTTCTGAAGAAGAAGGATTTGTTGCTGATGGTGTATATGGATTAGCTGGATCAGCTGCTACACTTAAGAAGCCTGCTTCTGTTGTTTCTGGTAACTATGATTTATTAGTTATTGAAGGAACAAAAGAATATGCTTCTAAAGCTGTAGGTAATGCAAAAGCATACGAAGACTTTTGTATTTATGTCTGGGTGAAAGATGGTAATTCAACTATCACGCCTGCCGCTATCCAAACAGAAGTAGATAAGCTTAAGGCTTAATCAAACATTTTATTTTGTTTTAGTTTGTTGAAAAGAGGCGGTCTTAGTCACCGCCTTTTTTTAATTAAATTAAAAGATGTAAATTTATATGAACTAAACTAACCATAAAGTGGGCTTAGAAGATTTAATAAGGGAAACCTTAATGCGGTTCCCAAATGAATCTTATAGTAAAACAGCGGACAGAATACTAAAGAAGAGCGATGCATTTTCGCATCGAACGATAAGAAGAAAAGTTGCAGAAGTAACAAAACAGTTAAAAAGAGATTCATACGGTGTACCTACAGTGTACAATTATAAAGGTGAAAAACCTATTACATCGCTTGAAGAAGCGATAACGTTCTTTGATATTGATGTCAATGAGTATGAAGTCACAGGCTATTCTTGTAATGCTTGGGATGTTTCAACTAAGACGGGTAAAAAAACTAACTATCAAGTCAAGCTCTCCTTAAAACCGAGAGAAGAAGAAATAGACTATCAAACTATCAAGCAGGAACTTGATAAGGCGATATCTATTGTTAATGTAAAAAAGACTCCTGGAAAAAAGACTGGAGTCTTATGTCTGGCAGATTTACATATTGGTGCTGATATTAGAAATTTACAACGTACGCCTGATTTTAATTATAAAACAGTAATTAAATATTTAAGATCAATTGCTGATCAGGTTAATAGTAGAAACTATGAAAGTCTAGAAGTAATATTTCTGGGTGATTTTATAGAGTCATTTACAGGACTAAACCACATAAACTCTTGGAAGTCTATGGGTAAAGGAATGTACGGACATCACGTTGTGATTTTAGCATTTGAGATACTAAGAGAGTTTTTATCTAATATAAACAATCTTACATCGGTTTACATGGTTTCAGGAAATCATGATAGATCAACCTCGGATGCTAAACATGACAACGAAGGAGATATAGCTGGGTTATTATCTTACATGTTAAGAAATGCAATAACAGGTGTTAAAATTGAGTTTAGTCCTTTAGTAATAGGGAGTAAGATTGATAATATATATTATATCATGACTCATAATCACCACGGCTTATCAAAAAGAGACTTTGGTAAGGTCATATGGGAATATGGCAAACAAGGTTTATATAATGTTTTACTAGGAGGTCATTGGCACAGTAGAAAAACAAAAAAAGTTTATCATACGCTAAATGAGACTTATGTAGATCAAGCAAATTATAGGGCTATAGATGTTGCTCCATTGTTTACCGGCAATTTCTACAGCGAATCAAACGGGTGGACTAGCTCAGCTGGATATACCTTAATAGAAAACAATGGAACAGGTAAACCTAACGTATTTGATTATTCTTTATAATGGGAGCAGGGTCACATAATTTTAAAATAGAACAAGGAGCAACCTTTGGAAATACAATTAAATACGAAGACGCTTCTGGTACTCCGATAAATTTATCTGGTGCTAATATTAGTTTAAAAGCTAAAGATAATAGGAGTGATCAGAATTTTGTTTTAAATTTGTCTAATGGAAATGGTATAACTCTTAGTAATCCTTCCGGTGGAGAGTTCACCATAAACCTTACTGCAAATCAAACAAAGTTATTAAAGTTCAACAGAGCAGATTATGATTTAGATATAAACATATCTGGAACTGTTACAAGGTTGTTAACAGGACAGATTCAAATTATAAAAGGAGTTGGATAATGTCACAAAATAAGGTACAAATAACAACCCCAGCGGGTAACATTGTAAGACTATCAGATAGTACAAACAATAAAGTTACAACTTCTGGTAATATTGTTAAAATAGTAGCTGTAGGTACGCAAGGACCTGCAGGAGCAGGCGATCTTAATTTTGTACATACACAAAGTACAGCGGGCGCAATATGGCAAGTCACGCATAATTTAGGAAAGTACCCATCAGTTAGCGTAGTAGATACATCGGAAACTGAAGTAGTTGGTAAAGTGATATATAAAGACTGGGATACCGGTAATACTAGCACTACCAAGTTACAAATTTTATTTACCGCAGCATTTGCAGGTAAAGCTTTTTTAAATTAATAAAATAAAATACTATGAGCATAAAATATTTAAACCATATAAATCTAGGAGGAAATAGGCTAGAACAGGCTGCTTTAGAACCTTTACCATCTGCTCCTAGTAATAACTTACAAATAGGTAGAGTCTATTATGATACTTCAGCTGGAATAGGAAGTGAAGGCGACTACGAACTAAAAATATATGATGGTACTGGTTTTGTATCCATCTCAGGAGATGTCAAAGGTGTAGCAAATACAACCACAGGACAACTTACTATAACAAATCCAAATGGTCCAGTACCAAGCTTTGCTATTTTAACTGGAGCCGTATCTGAAAACGGATCTAAGTTAGCTACACAAGCACAAATTAAAGCTTACGTAGACGCACAGGTAGATACTCACGATACATTAGCTGAACTTACAGATACTAACATAACGTCTCCTGGAGATGGTGCTATGCTTCTATATGATAGTGATACATCTAAATGGATTGATAATCAAATGTCCGGAGATGCTACACTAGCAGATAGTGGAGCTCTTACTCTAGCTACAGTTAACTCTAATACAGGACCTTTTGGATCTGCTACTGCAATACCAACTTTTACAGTAAATGCGAAAGGATTGATTACAGCAGCTGGTAGTGTAGCAATATCTACAACATTAACTGTAGATGCTGACAGCACAACAGAAGACGTTGCATTAGCTACAGACGATCTAAGAATTCTTGGTACAACTAACGAAATTGAAACTGAAGCTTCCAAATCTGGTACAGATGTAACTCTTAGAGTAGGTTTACCAAATGATGTAACTATTGGTCAAGATTTAAGTGTTAGTAGAAATCTTAGTGTAACAGGAAAACAAGTTTTAGGTTCAGGAGGAACAGCAAATTTATATTTAGGAAATGAAATTTCTTCAAATTCAAATGATAAAGGAGCTAGATTCCATTCTAATAATAGTGACTTCTTTTTAGATTTTCAAGGTGATGCTACTCAAAATTGGTTTTTAAGAGATTACGATGGAAGTGGTGGAATACATACAAGATTTACATTTGATTTCATAAATGGTAACTTTACAGCTACCGGAGATCTTATTGCTAATGATGATCTAATTGTTTCTGATGATGCTACTATAAATGGTAAACTTACTGTTGGTACAGCTTCTAGCACAGACGCACCAATTATTAAATCTATATCTAATTCTACTGCAGAAAATATAATGTTAGAAGGTAGAGAGACTTCTGCTGCTTCTGCTCCTGATTTAGTTCTTTATAGAAACGCAGGGACTCCTGCAGATAATGATACATTAGGTGTTGTTGAATTTAGAGGTAGAAATGTTATTGGTGGTGGTGGAGCAAATACAGCTGATATAAGTTATGCTGGTATTTATGCTAGAATAACAGATGCAAGTGACCAAGAATCAGTAGTATCAATTGCTACAAATAAAGGTAATGGTAGTGGTGCATTTGATACCGCTGTAAATATAATGTCTATTGGTGCTAACAACTCAATGAGTGGTGCTATATTAATTAATCCAGCAACTGCCATGTCTGTACCTACACATAACTTAGATGTTAATGGTACTGGACACTTTAGTGGAGCTGTAACTATTCAAGGTGATCTGATTGTATCAGGAAACCAGACAACTAAAAATTCTGAAGTTGTATTAATTGAAGATAATATAATTACTCTTAATAGTAATGAAACTGGTACTCCTAGTCAAGATGGTGGTATTGAAATAGAAAGAGGAACATCAACTAATGCTATTTTATATTGGGATGAAAATGTCGGTAGATGGTCGCAAAGACTAGCCGGAGGAACAGAATACAAACTACATACAGAACAACATGATGTAGTATTAGGTACTCATACTTCTGGTAACTATGTAGCTTCTATTAGTGCAGGTACTAATATATCTATTACGAACGCAGGCGCGGGCGAGGGTACTACACATCAAATTAGTGTTACAGGTCTTGATAACTATGACTACTGGAACCTAAAAGTTAATAATACTTCTGTAGATAATATAAGTAGTACAGAATCTGTTGACTTTGTAGAAGGCGGTGCTATTGATATAGTTTTTGAAAATGGAGAAGATATTAAAATATCACACCAAGATACATCATCACAAGCATCAGTAAACAATTCAGGTAATGCAGTTATACAAGATGTTACATTAGATACATATGGTCACGTTACAGGATTAACTTCTAAAACAATAGAAGTACCTACAGATAGAATGTTCTCTGGAACTATAGGTAATGGATCTGCTGTATCATTTAATATTGATAATAGTGGTGCTAGTTCACCTCATATAAATCATGGATTAGGCACAGACTCTAGCCAGTTTATGGTACAATTAATAGAAGTTTCAACAGGAGAAACAGTACACGCAGATGTCTCTAGAAAAACCGGAGGTAGAGTACAAGTTGTATTCGCCAGCGGGTCTGCTCCTGCAACAAATAATATTAGAGTACTTATCAATAAGATAGGATAAGAAAATATTAAAATAAATAAGTATGAGTAGAAAGTTCTTTACAGGTGCAACTTTTGCAAATAGTGTAACTTTATCATCTGCTAATTTTATTGATTTAACAGTAGACCAAACTGACTCAGCAAAAGCAAGAGTTGGTGTGTCTTCTGGTAGTACAGAAGCCTTTCTTATAGCTGATAATACAGGTGCAGGTCACATTACTGGAAACACAAGTGTTAAATTGATGGGTTATGACAGCTCAACTCTACAACAATACGGTAAATTTCACTCATCTGGATTAGATGTAAGAGGTGATATACTCGCTGAAGGTGGTGGTGATATAACTGTAAGAAATACTGGAACTGGTAATGCTTATCTTAGAGCATATGCTACAGGAACTGGTGCTGCAGGTTTATATATAGATGCTGTTAATGGTGACGCTGCTGGTAGTGATTATTTTTCACTTAGACAATTAGATAATAAATCTATTGAGTTTAACGCTAGAACAGGAACTGGTGTTACTGTATTTTATTCAAAAGGTTCACTTAACCTTACACAAGATGGTGCAAATTCAACTTTTGAAGGTGATGTTACAATTAACGGTTCACATTTAAAACTACTTAATCATTCTGGTAGCTATGAAGGTCAATCTACAGACTATTTATATATTGGAGGCAGCGGGTTAGACGGTAGTGATGCGGCTATATATTTAGGTAATGCAGGTAACAATTCAGGATATGGTTGGAGGTTTTTTTATCAAGGCAGTGGTAGTGGTAATCTTAATAAATTAATTTTTAGATCAGAAAATTTAGGAAGCCCTGTTGATGCTTTAACTTTTACACAAGACGGTAATGCAACTTTTGGAGGTGACGTAAGTTTGTCGAGTGGAAATGAATTAACAGTAAATAATGCTGCTAACAACAATGATGGTGGTATACATATAAAAAATG